GCTAGATTAGTAGGAGATAATGCGGTATCAATTACAGGGGACATGGATTTTCAAGAAAGAGAAGATACTATGCAACTAATAAAAGGTAAAGATAAAAACATTTTATTTGGAACACAGTCTATTTTTTCAGAGGGAATATCACTAAATGAATTAAGTTGTTTAGTATTAGGAACGCCAGTTAACAATGAGCCTCTTCTCACGCAGTTAATAGGCAGAGTTATAAGAGAACAAAAGGGAAAAGTACAACCCATAGTGGTTGATATACATTTAAAAGGAAAAACAGCAACCCGTCAAGCTAATGCTAGAATGGGTTACTATATAAAACAGGATTATGAGGTAAAAATATTATGAACGAAAAATCAAGAGAAATCACTCTAAACATAGAGGAAATGCGAAAAAATAAAGTATTTTTAGCTACACCTATGTACGGAGGTATGTGCCATGGACTATATACTAAGTCTTTAATGGACACCACAGGGACAGCTTTATCCCATGGATTATATCTACAAATATACTATATGTTTAACGAAAGCTTAATTACTAGAGCTAGAAATTATTGTGTGGCTAACTTTTTAAAGAGTGAGTGCGAATACTTACTTTTTGTAGATAGTGATATTGCTTGGGGAGCTATGGATTTGATGTATATGTGGCATCTAATCTCAGAAAATCCTGAAAAGTACAAAGTACTATGTGCTTTATATCCTAAGAAAACTATAGCTTGGGAGAAAGTATTACATGCAGCAAAAAGTGGTGCATACGACGATGACCCTAGAGGACTAGAAAAAGTTGCAGGAGATATGGTATTCAATCCTTTGCCTAACGAGTATGAAAATGGGCAAGCTCCTATATATGAGCCTGTAAAAATTAAAGAAGGTGCAACAGGATTTATGCTTATACACAGGTCTGTATTTGAAGAATATGATAAAGCTCATCCAGAAAGACTATATACTCCTGACCATTTAAGAGAAGGAGAGTTTGAACGAGGCGAACAGATTATGGCATATTTTGATTGTATAATCAATGACCAAAACAGATATTTAAGTGAAGATTATATGTTTTCGGAAACTGTAAGAGCATTGGGTATAGATATATGGGCACTGCCTATGGTAGAATTAATGCATTGTGGAGGCTACATATATCAAGGTAGTTTAATTAAAATGGCACAAGCGGGAGTACACGCTACTTTAGATCCTGCAGATGAAAGATTACTAAGAAAAGCAGGTAAAGGATTAAGTAACCGTCCTGACCCAGGAACTTTGAGTTCCCATAGTGCTGAGAAAAATAGTTCTTGACACAATCTTAAAAATTTGTTATAATATGTTACTATTTAATTGGAATAAGATAATGAGAGTAAGCGAAGGAAGTGTTGATGATATAATACAAATCCTTCGTATTATGACTTATAAGATTCAACCAAAAAATTACTATGATAAAACGTTTAAGTTTTATCAGCATCGTTTCGGCGGCAAGTCGTATCTCCAAAATCCGAGAGAGCTACTTGAAGTTGGACGCACATTTAGTGATAGAGAAGTTGTAGAGTATGCAGGTGTTGCATCCTTTCGCAATTATCACGACTATGTGAATACTAAAAACACCACACTAGACTGTTTGTTATCACCGATATCAGACGAAATTATAAAAAATAACAGACTGCTTGATATAAAGGATGGTCGGATTACCTTTATGTTTGAGGAGACAATGGAGAAATAAAATGGCAATTGGATTCAACCAAACCAAGGGCTCAGCCCAAAAAAACAAAATAGAAACATATAACTACGCAGGTAAAGAAGACCACCACGTAAGACTGGTAGGAGACTTACTTCCTAGATATGTGTACTGGATTAAAGGAGAAAATGGCAAAAACATTCCTATGGAGTGCTTATCTTTTGACAGAAACTCTGAAACATTCAACAATGTAGAACATGACCATGTTCGAGACTTTTACCCTGATTTAAAATGTGGATGGAGTTATGCCGTTCAGTGTATTGACTACGCCGATAAATCTATAAAAGTTCTTAATCTAAAAAGAAAGTTATTCGACCAAGTTATAGTAGCAATGGAAGAGTTGGGAGACCCAACAGACCCAGTTACTGGTTATGACATTCATTTTAAAAGAAAGAAAACTGGTCCACAGGTATTCAACGTAGAATATCAGTTAGCAGTTCTTAAGTGTAAGCCAAGAGAATTGGAAGATTGGGAAAAAGAATTAATTTCAGGACTTAAGTCTATGGATGAAATTCTTGTTAGACCAACAGCAGATGCTCAGCTTGAACTATTAAGAAGAGTTAACGGCAATGACGCAGGTGAAGTATCAGAAGATATTTCTAGCGAGTTTGACGTATCATGATAGGCGTTGGAGAGAAGTTCCCTGCCTTTACACTGCAGGGTGTAGACAAAGATAATAACTTTGTAACAGTATCTGTCACAGAACAGTACGAACCTTTGAAAAAAGATTACACAGTTATATACTTCTATCCAAAAGACTTTACTTTCATATGCCCAACAGAAATTGCGGGAATGGATATGTTAGTAGAGGAAGCTAATGTTATTGGTATTAGTGGCGATAACGAGTTCTGTAAGTTAGCTTGGAAACAAGATAATGAACTCATAGGAAACATACAACACTCCTTAGCGGCAGACTGCGGCTTAGGACTATCTTCTAAACTAGGAATAGTGCACGAAGAAGCAGGAGTATGTTATAGAGCTACTTTTATCATTGACAGAAATGATATAATACAACATGTAAGTGTTAACGCACTTGACACAGGCAGAAATGCTAATGAAGTTCTTAGAACTTTACAAGGCATTAAAGCAGGTGGATTAACAGGGTGTGAATGGACACCTGGGGATGAACTATTAGGATGATTTTATTTACAGCAGACTGGCATATTAAACTTGGACAAAAGAATGTACCTGTAGCGTGGGCGTGTTCCCGCTATGAGATGTTCTTTGAACAAGTACAGGAAGCTATAGATAAACATAATGTGACTCTTCACATCATAGGCGGGGACTTGTTTGATCGAGTCCCTTCTATGGACGAGCTTACTTTGTACTTTGACTTTGTAAAGAGACAAAGTGTAAGAACAATTATCTATGATGGCAACCATGAAGCCACTAAGAAAAACAAAACTTTCTTTGACAATTTAAAGAGAGTTACAACAGAATTAAACCCCTGTGTAGAAGTTATTACAGAAACATACTACGAAGACGACTGGGCAATATTGCCCTACGCAGATTTACACAGAAAGAAAAGTATAGAAACAATAGATGCAGACTACTTATTCACTCATGTTCGTGGAGAAATACCACCTCATGTTATGCCTGAAGTAGAACTAGAAAGATTTGATAAGTACAAGTTGGTTTTTGCAGGAGATTTACATGCTCACGAGAATACTCAAAGAAACATTGTATACCCAGGCAGTCCAATGACTACATCATTTCATAGAAATATAGTAAAAACAGGGTACTTAGTTATAGATACTAATGCCCATCATTTTGATGAAGACTGGTGCTGGACATGGCATAAATTTGATTTGCCACAATTAATTAGAAAGACTATCGAAGACCCAGCGGGTATGCAACAAACAGACTTCCATCACACTATTTATGAAGTTACAGGAGATGTACAAGATTTGGCCAAAGTCAAAAACTCAGATCTTCTTGATAAGAAAGTAGTAAATAGAACAGTGGACGCACGACTAGATTTAAGTGGAGACTTAAGTATGTCAGACGAGTTAATTAAATATCTACAAGAGATACTTTCTCTTGATGATGAAAAAATAAAAAATATAATAGGAGTATTCAATGATTATTCTTCAGAAGTTGAAGTGGGATAATTGTTTCTCATATGGAGAAGGCAACGAGTTAGACCTATCCAGAGATACACTTACACAATTAGTAGGTACAAACGGAGTGGGAAAATCCTCTATTCCCCTTATTTTAGAGGAAGTATTATTTAATAAGAATAGTAAAAATGTTAAGAAAGCCGACATCGCAAACCGTTATGTCAATAGCGGTTATAATATCAGCTTATCTTTTACAGTGGATGATTCTGATTACGTTATCAGCGTAAACAGAAAGGCTACACTTAAGTGTAAACTAACAAAAGATGGCGAAGATATAAGCTCACACACAGCGTCGAATACGTACAAGACGCTTGGGGATATATTGGGTATTGATTTTAAGACATTTTCGCAATTAGTGTACCAGAATACTAATGCATCATTACAATTCTTAACAGCGACAGATACAAATCGTAAAAAGTTTTTAATTGATTTATTAAAACTTGATGACTATGTTGCATATTTTGATACATTTAAAGAGGCAGTACGTATTGCTTCTAGTGAAGTCACAATGGAGACTGCAAAAATTGCAACAATTGAGAAATGGTTAACAGACAATATTCTCGAAGATAGTTCCATACTTGATAAAATGATTTTACCAAAAATGTCAGAAAAAGACGAAGAATCTTTGCGTTCTTTACAATACGAATTTGAAAATATCTCCGAAAAGAACAAAAAAATAAATCTGAATGAAAATCTGAAGGAACAGTTAAAATCGATAGACCTTGATAAAGCAAAAATGCAGTTGACAAGTTATCCTGAAGAACAACCTTACATTGAACATTTAGGAACAGTACAGACACTCAAAGTAGAGAGTCTAAGAGAAAAAGAAATGGTAGACAAATATGTAGACCTAATGTCTCAAACAAATGCAGAATGTCCTACTTGCAGTCAAACTATAGATGACGAGTTTGTAGCAAGTCAGTTACAAAAACATGAGAC